TCTGACTTAGGCTCTGCGCTTCCTCCACCCAAGCGCAGTCGTAGCCTTCCAGCGACTTAATGCTGTCGGCGGTGTGATTCTGCATACCTTGGAAAATAATCGCACCATCGCCCTTCCTGGACTTAATAACGGCATCCTGAATCTCAAAGTAAGCGCCAGCGTTCATGGCTTCTATCTTGGTCTCTAGCAGCCGCTTAACGGACTGGTTTAAGGATTTCTGAATCTCACGGACGCAAACGCTGCGCCGCTTTTGGTCAATGATGTGCGCCTCAATCATTAACTCGGCAATCATGTGCGATTTGCCCGAGCCGCGACCACCCCATGCACCTTTGTAGCGACTTGGGTTGAGCAGGGTCAGCGCCCACTCTGGAGTAGGAATTTTTAGTACGCTCATGCTTTGACAACAACTCGCTCAATGCGGTGGAGTAAAAGTTCTGCGTTGATGTCAATCTTTTGAGGAGCGTTAAAGCCGTGCATGGCATTGATCTCCTTGATTGCTCCTGTCATGGCTTGAGGGTTGTCGCCTTTTTCTGCTAGTTGGTACGCTTTAACCAATGCTTTAACACTCATCTCGCGCGACCAAAGCGCCTTCTTTTCTAACTTTTCTTTGAGTTCTGTCACCCTATGGGCTACCTCTGGGTTTGCAATGACCTTGCTGGCGCTATCCCAGATGCTTTGAGGCTTTGTTGTTGGCTTAACGTTAAAGGATGTTCGATAAGCGTCTGCCTGGGTCATTCCGTCTGCAATGGCCTGGGCAAAGGCTTCCTGTTTTGCTGTGAGTTTCATGGTGCTGCCTTTTTATGGTGCTGAGACAGAATCAGGGGCGCTGCATTGTTCCAGTTGACCTTGTGGTGAATCCTAGCGTGGCCTGCGTTCCCGTTTTGGGGGCTTGATATTTCGCTGACCTTAACGCATGAGGGAGCGTACATAATGCTGTAAAAGGTCTTGACGTAAGTTCCGCTGTCAATGTAAAGGTCGGTCATGCCGCCTGAGTTTGACTGCGTGGTTTTCTGCACCAACTTTGAAGCAAGAATTGTCAAAAACAAAAGTCCTTTACGCTGTTTGCAAGTGTAAGTATTCACGTCCTCGTTGATGCGACCTACAAACTCAAAAGGTTTTTTTGTGTCGCAGACAAAGCTGTTCATGGCTTTGCGTTTTGTGCCAATGACTTTTTTTGACTCTCCACCACCAATATGGTCGCCGCCTTGACTGATTGCGATGCTGGCAAAAGAGGTAACTGCAAGGTAATCTGACAAAGCCGAAAAAAGCCAGTTTAGGTTTGTAATTTTCCCATATCCATACATTGCATTTTCGTCAAAGCAATACTCAAAACCAGTGTAATCATCATCAAGCTGCACAAAAAAGCGATAACCGTGGTCTTTGGCAATCTGAAAGCTAGCATTCCTAGCGTAAATGATGGCACGGCGATCTTGAAAATTATCGCCTTCATCAAAGGTTTGAGAGATGGCTGCTTTATCAAACATCACAACATCGGAACCGTAGCGTTTACTGTATTCCTTGGCGGTTTTGTCCTCGTTATCGATGACGATCAGGATTCGGCCTGTGTAGCCTGCATTCCTAAGTGCAAAGTAGGTGTGTACACGGTCTGGGCGGCCATGAGTAAGGATTAGGGCGGCAAAGTCACTGCGCATCTTCTGTGCTTGCTTTGGGTTTAAATTTTCCGGCTTGATTAAGCATGGCTTGGCTAAGTTCAACGAAGCCGTTTTCAATAGCCTTGTCGTAATCGATGATTACCAAAGCGCTGCGCTCCATGAGGTCTTGAGTAACCAAATCTGCGTGGGAGTAAAACTCTGCAATATTGCGAAAATCAAATACGGTGTGACGGTCTGCTGCTGCAATCAGAAACTTACGCACATCGGATGGCAAGTCGGCTTGGGCAATTTGCAGTTTGAGTTCTGTGGCTTTAGATTCTTCATAAAGGCTGCTAACCTTTGGTTTCTCGCCTTTGGGTACGTAAATAGGGGCTTCGATCTTGCGGCTGTAATTTTCAGACAATTCATCTGTGGTGCTGTCTGCGGCTAAGTCGCCAAACATGGCCTGGGTTAGATCGTCGCCAGTGAAGCCAGTCAGTTCCAGGTCAAAGCCTGCCGCATCTAATGCGCCAAGTTCAATCTTTAGCATTTCAGAATCCCATCCTGCGTTTAGTGCCAGCTTGTTATCTGCAATGACATAAGCGCGTTTTTTTGTTTCGCTCCAGCCCTTTGCCACCATCACAGGCACTTCAGACATCTTAAGGCGCTGCGCCGCCAGTGTGCGCCCATGCCCTGCAATGATGCCGCCCGTCTCGTCTACCAGAATCGGGGTAGTCCAGCCCCATTCTTTAATGCTTGCCGCAATTTGGCCTATCTGCTCGTCTGAGTGTATCCTGGCATTACGGGCGTAAGGAATCAGTTTGTCAATGCTCCAGCGTTCTACTTTGTCTGCGGGATTAGTCATATTAGGCTCTTGAAAAATCATCCATTACAACCCCAGTTTTACCCTCGGGCATTAATTCAGTACAAGTTGAATATGCTGCGTCCTTCCAAGGTGTGCGCGTTTCGTTTTCCCACTCTTCTGAGTTTTCTTCGCCGCCGTTTTCATGGGCCATATTTCTGGCGTCTGTTTCTGTTTCAGCACGGACAATAAAGCCGAATGATTTGTTATACCAAGGTTCCCAAGGGTTATCCTGCAATTTTTCCTGTGGTCTCAATAGCCATAATTTCATGGTTTTGTCCGTTCGTTTTTCAAAAGTTTAACGGTCTTAACGTAAGCATTATGCCACATTTGTGATTTTTCGTCCTTACTTAGGGTTTTCCCTTGGTCAACCTCATAATGGCATTTTTGGCACAGTGCGGCCACAAACTCATCGCTGGCCTTTATTCCCCGCCCTTTGCCGTGTACGCCTTCGTTTGAATGTGCAGCGACTACTGTCCCATCCTCTGCCCCGCAGTGCTGGCAGGGTAATGCTCGGCAGGCTTCTAGTCGCTTTTTGTCCCGCAGATACTTGGTCTTTAAGTACATCATCGCATAGCCTTGTCGGTTCGTCCATTGGCATACATATTGGCTTTTTCCGCTTCAATTCTGGCTTGCGCGGCAATCATTAGCCAGCGACTGCGCTCTCTTTGCTCTACTGCCGCTTGTAATGCTAGAAGATGTTGTTTGTATTTTAGGTCTGCGTAGGCTTCCCGTTCTTGTGCTGCGGTAGTTTTGTGACCTTGCAGTTCAAAGTCTTTCATTAGCTGCGCTTTAACGGTCTTTCGCAATTCGGTCATGTAGACCAGTTGGGCTTCTGCTACGGCATAGTCACCGGCATGGTCGCGCAAATAGTCAACTGCTCGGTCAAGGTTGCTCATTTGTATTCTTCCTCTGCCATATGGCAAAAAATGGAACATTCAATATTTTGTTCTTTAGGGTAATCGCCTGCATCTGGCGGCAGTTCATCAAGGTACACACGTTCGCCTTTTGATTTTGTAATGCTTGCACCAATGACGCGCTCAAGTTTTGCCATGCGTTCAAAATGTTGCGGAAAATCAATACGAATTTTGTTCCAATATCCAGCCCCTCCCTTAACGCAACCAATACAGTTGTTGTTGTGATAGCCAAGGCGATACATCTCAGGCAATTCAATATTTGCGTTTTGAAGCATTGCCAAACAGTCTTCTTTTGATAGACCTTTGTCAATTAATGGAGTCCAAATATCCACATCATTGTTAGCATCAATAAAACGGTCTAAACGGTGCTGTTCTTCAGCCGTATATCCAAACACTTGTTTGTCTGTTAATTGTTCAAATTTTTGGCGAACTTCTTTTTTTAAGAATTTTGTACATGGTGCGCCAGCAATGCCAACAATGTAACGTTGTTTTTCAAAAACTTTGTAAATGCTTCCTTCGTATTTTTCGTTTCTTAAAATTTGAATTTCTTGTCCAAACCATGTTTGACACTCTTTAAGAAACTGTTTGTTGTCCAAATGTTCTTCTGCAATTTCTGTGTAAACAATAATTAAAGGCAACTTACCAGCATTTTCAGCAATGGCAATTTTTGTTGCTACAGCGGAGGCAGCACCACAACTAAACCAACAAACAATTCTCATTTTGATGCCTCAATTACTTTCAAAGCGTTTAAAGCCGCTTCCGGCCCGTCAACCCTAGCCAATGTACCACCGGCCCAATTTGCAAAAAAAGCGTGCTGCAAAGCCGTTAAAGGCTTTTTAGGGCCATCTTTTACTTCCATCAATATGGTGCGCCCTTTGTATCCTACCAAAAGGTCTACCGGTAGGCCAATAATCCAAACGTAAGCGCCAGCCGCCCGTAGTGCAATTACTACCGCCTCTTGGTTAGCGTCAATCCTTGCTGCGCGTCTCATGCAGAACCCCATTGTTGAGCCATTGCCTTGGCTATGCCTTTATACGTTGTTGATCTAAGTTTCCAGCGCAACGGGCTAGGCGGCATCTTGTGAATTCTGTCGCTTCTTCCGTCAACGATGTCTGTGGGCATTAAATTTGGCAGATTTTTTAACCACAAACAAGTTGATTTGGTTTCACCATGCCCAAATTGCCAAGGCTGGATAATTTGATCTGGTTTACGAATTTTGCTGCTAATAATGCTTATTGGGTTTTCTAAAGCAATGCAGTTTATTGGCGCATCCATCAATGCTTGAACAAATGCCAGCGCCTCATCTTGCACACCACTTGCTTTTTTTGCTGCAAAATGCCTCGCTCCTGACACCGCTAAATGAGTGCAAGGCGGGTGGGCAATCATAATGTCCCAGCCATTGTTAATGATATCAAACACATCGCCTTGGTAATGCGGGCCTTCAGCATCCGTGGGAAACAAATCACAACTCATTGCGTCATGTCCTAAAGCAATAAAGGCATCTCTTACAGTTCCCGAGTATTCACAAGCAATTAATACTTTAGCCATTTTTCATTTGCTCCATGATGTAGTCCTTTATTCCTGCATAAACAGGTTCTTTGTCTAGCTCTTTTACCCGCTGCCAAGCGTAATCCTTCCAGCCTGGTTCTTTGCAAAGCATTAGATAGTGAGCAAACATACGCTGGCGGGATTCATTGAACATTAATCGCCACAAAAGCAGGATATTGCTTCTTCGTTCGGGTCAAAAAGATTTATCTGTTCTTTGCTGTATTGCAGCATTGATGCATAAGAAGGTCTGTCGGAACGGAACACCGCACCGCTTGGCTTGGATGCCAATGCCAATGCCTCCATTTTTGCCCACCATATAGCACGTTCTGGCTTTTCCGCAATTAGGGATAACACTTGTGCGCCACCTTTCAAAAAGCACAGGTCACAATTGCCGTGCATGGTCACTCCGTTGTTATTTGGTAAACCCAAGTCAAACGGTTGTGACCTCCAAAAAGCCCCGACATCTTCTTTTGTGATACCGGCCTTACCCAATGGAGCACACTTTTCCTCATGTTTTCCGTAATCCTGATTACCAATCTTGGCAAGTCGGCGCGGTTCGTCAGCGCGGATTCCAAGCATTGAATCCCACTCTGTCCAACCTATTGTTTTAAGGTAGCGGTGAATAGCCCGTACTTTTAATTCAACAGTACAAAACCGTGCTACCGGATTTGGTAGGAAGTTTCGAGAGCGAATCAACGCTTCAAACGGCTCACCGTTGCGGCTGGCCGTTTCAAAGTCCACCAAGCGCCAGCGGTCAGCAGTTTCATCGGCAGCTTGGTACTCCAGCCAGGTGATTGGCACATTCCAACGTTCTGAGCAATCTTGTACGAATCTCAAAGTGGCCTCTTCTTCTTTGCCAGTGTTGGAAAAACAAACGATTGCTTGGCTTGGCAGTACCCCCCCCCCCGCCTGCAATACGCGCCACAGCATATAGGCGCTTGTACGTCCACCGCTGAAGGATATGCAAGTCGGTTCACTGATTTTGAAAGGGTCGATCATGTTGTCACCTTCAGCGCATCACGGGCCATTTTCAACACCGTGGGAGACTTTTTTACTCCATCCGCATAGTCACCCAATATTTTCCTCGCCCAGTCCTTTGGGTCTTGCTTTACCTTGTTCATCCCTGCCAGCTTCGCAAATTCCTGCTTTACCCGTTCTGGGTCGGCTGGTGGGCTTGGTAGCTGCGGCTTTTCCACCGCTGGCGCTTGGTAGCATAGGTTTTTGAATTGCACCAGGTTCGGCGGTCGTTCCGGCAGATGATTCAGCGCCCAAGAAATCGACATCATGGATTCTTTACTTTGCATAAAGCCTGCAAGCTGATTCATCCAAAACGACTTGATTTCGTTTAGCGGGGCTGTCCCTATGGAATTGTCCCAAGCATTCCCGTAGGTCAGGGAGAGTCTTTCAAAAAGTCGATCAATGGGTTGTGTCATCTTCAATCTCCAAAAATGGTGTGAATTCTTGGCCTTGTGTCCGTCCGGTCATGGCTTCCCATCTTGCACGTTTGAAATCGTAGTCCTTTTCAGCAAATGATTTCTGCTCTGTCTTGCCTTGCAGCCAATCGGCCTTAAAGCCTGTCCAGCCCCTTGCACAGCACGTTTCTAAGGCTGACTGTAGGCTTACCCCTGCTTTGCGTGCTTCGCGCTCTATGCCATCAATAGCAGTCTGTGTGACTGTTGCGCGTTTTTCTTTTCTAAGTTTTACCCAATCCTGCCAAACAGCATCCGTCACGCCGTTAGGCGGGGCGACTGTATTTTTCTTTTGTGTCTTGTGTAATGGGTTTTGTGTAATGGGTAATGGGTCTTGGGTAGCATTGCTATCGGATTGCGGTTGCAATGCGTTCGCATCCTTTGCCTTT